TGTTAATCTTAGCACTGACTCGTTAAAGAAAATTATAAGACAAGTTCCCTCAAACTTAATTGAGGATTTTTCTCTTGTTAATGATGCAAGAAAAAATAAAATTAATCATTGTTCTAATATTGTTATAAAGAATTCTATCAGTTCATATACTTGTGGTTATAGTTTTAATTTCGAAAGCTTTAAAAGCTTTGTTATTAAAATTACTAATACCAATTTATATGATACTATTGATAGATTTTCAATTTATAAAATATTTCATGATACTTTTAGAAAAGGAAAATTACGAACATTTAATATTACTGTTTCAGATTATAAAATGCTGAAACTTTGTTTATTCAAAAGTGGTTCCCGCTTTAGTGGAAACGATTTTAAAATCGTTAATCTCATAGTTAAAAAATATGAGAAATTTGTTGAAACTCAACAAGATGTGGTGTTTAACATCTCATCTCAATCTAGACATACTACAGATTCTTCAAAAATTAGTAAATTGGCTGATATTTTTATTAATATTAGTCTTGATACTTCAATTTTGGAAACTAGTGATTTATTTCATAGTTTTCAAGCTGAATTTACTAATTTAAATTTATGTTCCGATTTTATAACATCTTTCTTGATGGATATAATTTCTGAATATACTAGACTTAAAATTGTAGTGAAAGAATTTGATCCTGATATTTTTTCTCAATGGATCAATAAAAAATTTGAAAATTGCCTTACTGAATCTTTTTGTGACTTTATTGTCAAGAAAAAGGATTGTTTTGGTTATTATTGTTCTAAGGATATAATCCCAGGTTTTTATTTACTTGTGAGATTAGCTGAAGATCCAGAAATAAAGGCTCAAATGTTTAAAGGAGGAATAATTGAAGGTTTAAAAACTATACCTGAAGAACTTTCAAAATTTAATAATAATTTTTCAAAAATTTCCAATACTATTGATAAAATGGCAGTTGGCTCTGGAATGTTGAAAAAAGATTTGTATGACTTGAGTGAAGATTCTAAAGAATATAAAACGGAGAAACAAAATCGTTTTTTAAAATCTAGAAGGGTTGATCTCATTATTGGTTCTGATGATGAAGAAGGATATGATACAGCCAATGAATTTGATGATCGTAGTAAGGTTGAAGTTGCTTTGGATAAAGTAGCTGTTGGAGCAGATAAAATTAGTGATGTTGCTTCAAAAATAAATGAAACTTTTACTGAAATAAGAAGTAGAGTTTCTACTTCAATAGCTAGTGTTGCTAGTACTTTACAAGGTATTTCCGGTTATATGTCATATTTTACTACTGTAGCTGGTTTAGCTTTTGCAGCTTTGGCATATAAAACTGTTGAAAGCGCTGCTATCCGAATGATTATAGTGTCAGGTGTAGCTATTTATGTTGGATATATTGGCATTATAGGAATTAATAGAATCTTTAAAAAAATTTTAGATTTTTCAAATGTAATGCCAGATGATGTATTTGCTCAAGGGCCAAATGATGATGCTGAAACTATTTTTGGAGCTTTTATTGAAATAGTTAAAGGAGCTTTTAGTGCCAGAACTTCTAATGAAAGTAAAATGGATGGAAGTAGGTTGAGTAGAGTTAACGGATATATCCGTTTACTTACAAGTGGTGAAACCATAGTTACAGGTATTCTTAAAATGGGTCATGAGGCCTTTTTATATGTCTATGAATTAATTAATGGACATCCATGGTTAACAGATGACCAGAGTAGAGTATATGAAGAGGTTCTTAAATGGATGTGCGTTGCTCAAAAATATCTCTCAGTTCCTGGTGCTTTAACAAAAGATGATCCAACTTCAAGGATTACGGTTAAGACTTTACATGCTGAAAAGAATAGTCTTATTATTAGAATCCAAGCCTTAGAGATTTTTTGTATTAAGTTGTCACTTTTTAATCAAATGGCGGTTCTTGTGGATAAAGCTCATGAGTTTGTTTTGTTATATGAAAGAAATGACAATGGACGAATTGCCCCTGTTTGTATTCAAATTGATGGAGCGCCTGGTGTTGGAAAATCTGTGCTGTCATCCATTTTGATAAAAGATTTGAATAGTCTTTATGGACCCGGTCCTTATACTTCTGGGACAACTTTTAATTTAAAAGTTGATAATGAATTTTGGGATAGCTATGAAAATAATTTTGCAGTTTGTTTTGATGATTTTTTCCAAACAGTTGATACAGATGAAAGAGCTAAAAATTTACTTCAAATTATATATATGATAAATGATGTTACATATCCTCTTAAAATGGCAGAGTGTTCAGAAAAAGGAAAAAAATTTTTTGATTCAAGGGTTGTTGTTTTAACATCTAATGGACAAGGTATGACTCCTGGGATTATGATGATTCAGGATATCCAAGCTTTTAAAAGAAGAAGAGATGTTTTGGCAGTTCTTGTAAATGAACGTTTAGTTAATTCCAGAAATATTTCTAGAGATGTTTATAAAATTCAGTTGATGAATAGAGATACTGAAACAAAAATTGGAAACCCTATTGATTATAATAGTTTTTTGACTGTTTGTGCAGCTGTTATGGAACAGAAGAAACAATCTGTTGGTAATATTACTAAAAGTTTATCTTTAGAACCTGAATCAGAAATAGTCAAGACACTTAGAAAAAATAGTGGAGTTAAGGCACAAATGAAAAAAGTGGAATTTCATCCAGGATATTGCTTCAAATTTCTAAGTGGGAAAGAATGTAAAGGATGTAAGTTTATACATGAACCTCCTGTTTTAAATCCCATTTGTGAAGAAAAAGAAGGAGAAGAAAAAGCGATGGAAGAACAAATTATTAATTATGATCGCGAAATCGTTGGAGATTTTGCTGAATATTATGAAGGAGAAAAACCTGGTTTGTTCTTTTGCAAAGAGGATGGTTATTATTATGATGAAGAAAATGATGAAGAAGAGGAAGAAATAGAAGAAGGCTCTATCGTTTCTCAAAAAGATTTATGGCAAGTTAAGGCTGCAAAAGTTGATGATCAGTATGATATTATGATTAAAGCCATAGTTGGACAAGTTGCAGATAAAATAGTGACAGCTGAGGAATTTGAAGTCAAAATGGAAGAAATTATGATTCCCCAACAGATTGGTATTGAAGAAGCTATGAAAAATGAATGTCTTCCTCCAAATCTAGTTGAAGTCTGTCATTTATTTGATATGGCTATCAAAGAAAACGAAGAAAAAATAAGTAGAGATCTACTAACCGAAAAAACTGAAGGTATGGTTAGTGGAAAAACTTGGGATAGTGTTTTATTACACATCTCAAGTTTCATGCAGGGTGCTTATGCCAAGTTAATTGGTATTTGCGACTCATGGACTGCTCTTATTACTTCTAATAATTGGAAAGTCGCTGGTGTAGCCATAGCTATGTTTGGTGTGTTAGGTGTTGGTGCAATGGTATATGGATATGTGTCAAAGGTTAATATTAATGCTCAAGCTCCTTTGTACCCCTCAACTAGGGGTGGTAGAAAGTCGGATAGAATTGATGTTGCTAGAGGAAAAAGACAGCGTCGTCAGTTTAGAGATATACGAGAAGACCGTGGTGGAGGTCATGCGCATCAAGACTGGAAAAAGGTTAAGTGGTCAGATATTCGTAAGCAGAGTTATGATCACAATTGCGATGAATTGATTAAATCTTGTCAAGATAATTTTGTAACTATTTGTGCAGGTCAATATGTTATTAATGCTTTATGCATAAGGGAAAAGTGGTTTGCTACTGCTAAACATTTTCTCTCATGTGTTGAAGATAGTATCGTTTTTAATATTAAAGGTAAAAAATATACAGTTGATATAAATGAAATTGAACTCGTTTGTGTTCCATACAATGATAGAGTTTATATGCATGTAGAAACCAAGGATTTTCCTGTTGGAAAAGATATTAGCAGCCATATAGCTAGTGAGGTAGATTTAGATGATTGCATTTCTGGTTCAGTTGTTATGGTTGATAGTGGCAAACAAAGAATGTGTACTTCAGCTTATATTTATGGTAATATTTCATATCCTTCTGGTGAAGGTAAAAATAAAGAAAATATTAAAAATCTTGAAACTTTTATAGTTGAAATGCCAACTTATGATGGTGAATGTGGAAAAGGTTATTTTGCACACAATGTTCATGTTGGTTCAAAACTGTTTGGTACTCATATTGCAGGGGGAGAAAAAGTTGGTGTTGGTTGTTTTATTACAAAAGAAGAACTTATTAATGCAAATGTGATTGTTTTTAAAAAACAAGTTGGTTACAATTGTGTTGGAGCTAGTATTGATTTTGAACAAGTACATTGTGGAAATGTTGAATTTTTAGAAGTGGTTGATAAAAGTAAAGCAGTGAGACTTCCAAAAAAGACTAAGATCGCTAAAACTTGTTTGTACGATGTTGACAAGGTTTTAACTACTCCAGCTATGCTTAAACCAGAAGGAAATGTTTCTCCAATGTTAGAAGGACTTAAAAAGAAATTGATTAGGGATCATAATGTTTACGAGCATCCTCTTATGGAAGAAGCAGTAAACATGATGATTGATTATATTCCAATGCTTGTTACACCTAGAATTTTGTCCTGGCACGAAGCTGTTAATGGATTAATTGAAAGCGATAAATTAACTTCTGTAGAAATGGCAACTTCTAGTGGTTACAGAAATGGAAAAATTAAGAAGTTACCTGGAAAACATGAATTTTTGGAAAAGGATGAAGTTACTGGGATTATTACCATAAAGCCTGTTTTTCTTGAAGAATGTGAAAGAATATGGGAGAGTTTGAATGGAGAAGAAGATGTTGAAATTCCTTGTATTATCCAAGATTGTTTAAAAGATGAAAGATTGCCTTTTGCCAAAGTTCGCATTTGTGATGAAGAAGGTAATGTGACATGGATTGGTAAAACTAGAATAATGGGTCCTTCTCCTTTAGCATATTTATTATGTGAGAGACGAATTTTCGGAACTTTTTACGCTAATATGGTTGAATGGAGAGAGAAAGGAGGTTTTTGCGACCTTGGTTTGGACCCTCATAGTGTTGATTGGAACATTATGATAAATAAAAGTTTGATTTTCGAAGAAAATAATAAACTTATTGCTGGTGATTTTAAATCTTTAGATGCTAGTATTGCAGAAAGTTTGTTTGATGGAGGTACTAAAGTAATTGAAAAATGGAATAATTTTGATTTACCTAACACAAAAAGGCTTTACCGTTTGCAGGAATTGTTGGGGAAAAAATGTAAACATATTGCTACCAATGTTTTATATATGACATGTGGAAATCCTTCTGGAAGATTTATGACAACTCAATTTAATTCAATTGTTGTTGTGCTGCTTGGAATGTTATGTGCTGGAGATAACAATCCTAATAATGTTGCAAAAAGTATGGAATATGTTTTGAAAAATATTCATACTTTAGGAGACGATCATATATTGGTGGTTAATGGTAAACAACCTCTGATAACTATGAAACAATTTAGAGATACAGCTAGTCTATTTGGAATGGTTTATACTAGTGTGTTCAAAGATGATGAAATAGAAGATTTTTATGATTTGTCAGATAGTAAATACTTACAAAGATATACTATTAAAGGTGCTGATGGAACTTGGCATGGAGCTTTGGATAAAAAGATAATTGAAGAAATGGTTATGTGGGGTTCAACTGTTATGAATGAAAAAGAAAGATCTGAAAATGCTGTTGAATGTGCTTTACGAGAAGCATTTCATTGGGGTCGTGTTTATTTTACAGAATGTAAACAAGAATGGAACCAAAATCTAAAAGAGCATGGGTGGAATGGCATAAATTTGACATTTCAGGGTTTGTCTGCTCAGTATTTAGGTTTGATTAAAGGCCAGAGTGGTAAAAGTGAAGTTAAAGATGCAGTGAGCGAGACAGTTCAACTCACAACTTTTGATGATAACATTGCAGAAGGTAAAATTTCTAATGTAACTTCTTTGATAAGTCCATTAAATATAGGAAGTGATCCTTTTCAATCTCAAGGAATAGAAGCTATTTTGAGTAGAGTTTATATTGTTAATAGATTTGCTTGGTTGTCCAGTTTTACAATTGGGACTAGAGTTTCTACTATCCACTTTCCAAAAGCCTTGTTGTTGCCAAATAATGTTTCTAAATTAAAAAATTTTCAATATTTTAGATCAGCCGTTAGGGTCGGGATTAGATTAAATAGTACTCCTTTTATGTCTGGAAAGTTGTTGGTTTCTTGGGTTCCTAATGTTAAGACTACACCAACTTTGCCCGATTTTTTCCAAGATATTTATGCTTCTAGTTGTATGAATGGAGTTTGTGTGTCTGCTAATACTCAAAGTGTAGTTGAATTTGTTATTCCTTATGTTGGTCCAAGATTATATTGGGACATGAGTATTAGTAGTGCTGATGGAATGGATGCAGCTGGTATCTTTGGTACAGTTTGTATTTGGGTAATGCATCCTTTAAGAAATGGTATTTCAAGTGCTGTTACTTCTCTAGATGTTTCTATTTATGCTAGCTTTGTTGAACCACAAGTGGCAGGTTTTAGTACTTTTTCAGTTCCTGCTTTAGAAGAAGATATTCATGCACAAATGTTTAAAAAGAAAAGTTCTTATGAGTTAATAATTGCTGATGAAGAAGAAAAACATTCCGATGGGGGATATTGGGGAGGTTATCAAGCAGAATATATTGAAAGTCCTACCACAGGTATGGGTCAAATCCGAGAAACTAGAGCTAGAAGTGAAAAAGGGATTATTTCTGAATTAGCTAGAGCTATTTCAAATACAGGATGGAAATTGTCCTATATTCCTTATATTGGAACTTTTGGTAGTGTTGTGGGAGCTATTGCAGATAAAGTGGCAACTTATACTGGAAAAATGGGTTTTGCATTGCCTACTAGTGTTGAAAGCGTGAAAAAGATAAGAATTGACCAAAATTCAAGTTTGTGTCTTGCTAGTGGTTTGGATACTGTTGATAAAATTGCTTTAGATCCTGAAAATAGGGTATCTAATGATCCAAAAGCTTTTTGTTGTGCTGATTTCGACAATTTTGAAAATTATAAACGTATTCCTTGCATTATTTACATAGGATCTATTGATGCAACAAAAGCTGTAGGATGGAATTTAATGGATTTTGGTGTAACTCCTACCATTTGTTATGAGGTAGTTACAGTTGGTCCCCCTGCTTATAAGACTTACAGTATGACACCTTTAGCTAATTTAGCTAGTAATTTTGCATTTTGGAAAGGGGATATGCAATTTTGTATACAATTTAGCATGAATAAGTTTGTCTCTTTTAGAGGAAGATGGACATGGGTTCCAAATGCTATGGATTATACTTCGGTCAATGCCACAAATGAAGGGGATGTTATGTCCAAAGTTGTTGATGTTAATGGAGATTGTACAACTAGTATTGCAGTTCCTTATTTATGTGCAACCTCATGGTCCCCAGTTTTAGCTCCAGATGTTGCTAATTATAATCCAATTTCTAATGGTTCTGGTTTTAATGGGCGCTTATCTTTTACAATTGTTAATCCAGTAGTTAGTTCCACAAATTTAGCAGATACTGTTGTTTATTATACTGTTTGGGTATCAGGTGGTTCAGCTATGGAATTTGCAAAACCAACTGGCTTGTGGTCTACATACACGCAGCCTTTAGAAGAAGAAATTCATGCTCAAGTTGGAACTTTGGAGGTGGTAGATATAAGACAGCATTTTGCTGGTCAATTTGATACTATTTTACCCGCTAGAGCTGTTATTACTGATAAAGTTCAGATGGGAGAACATATTGGTAGATTTTCTACTCTTTTGCATAGATATTCTCTTTTTGATAATGTTAATCATACAGGAACTACGAGTAGTATTCTTGAAGCTGTGAAGTTTAACACTAGTTCCAAATTACCTTGGTTTAGAGCAAGACGTTCTTTTTTATTTTGTAGAGGAAGTTTTAGATTAAAGATTTTGAATACTGGCTCTCCTAGTCAGGTATCTACATTGGCAGCTTCCCATTATCAACAAGGTTACACATATGGAATGGAGGGTGTTTCGGTGATTAATTTACAAAGCCGTCATTTTTTAGAAGTGGAAATTCCTTTTTATACGCAATATAATTCTTATTGTACTTTTGAAAGAACAGGAGATCATGATAATTTACCAGTTGTTCGTTTATCTAGTTTATCTGAAGAAGTAGGAACTTATTATTACCAAGTTTATATTGCAACTGGAGACGATTGGAGTTATGGATGGCCCACTGCTCCCCCAAGATTAAAATATACAGCTCCTTAAAATGTTTGAACATACAAAAAAGTTCCCGTGGCACTCTACGGACGATTTATTTCGTGAAACGACATTTTCTTAAAACTTAGACAAATTAAAAATTTGTTATATCGAATACAAAGTGCT